ATAGTGGTAACATCATGGGGCAATCCATCAGCCTCAAGGTCGAAGACAATCACTTAGCTTTCCAAACGTATGTCTTATCTACGAATTTAGCACGCTCCACTGCCTCTTGTGTTGGTGGGTTGGGACGCTTCAGGTACTGGTACCATGGGTGTTCAAAAGTCTGTTGTGGCGTCGAATTGGACGAATGGTTGAGCTTCATTTTCAGTAAATTTACATTTGTCGAGGTTGTACTCTAGTCTACAAGCAATTCCTGTTTCGCCAGAATAGCGATTCTTGAGGACTCTAACAGTTGTATCAGAGTGTTGAGATCCGTCTTGCTGATTTCTTTCGAGTGCAATAACTGAGTCAGACAACTGAGCAATTGCCGCACTTCCACGCAACTGTCCAAGCGTAACTCTCGCTCCTTCTTCATGATTTTGATCAGATTGAGTTCGTTTGAGATGAGATACAAGGAACAGTGCGATGCCTGTGCGTTCTACTAATGACCGTAGCTTGGTCATCGTAGTGTCAATCATGCGTCGCTCATCACCTTCCAAGCCAGATAGTAGGATAGAAAGATGGTCGAGAAACACAACCCTAGTTTCAAGTCCTGTTGCAAGGTACTCGATGCGGTTGTAGATGATATCTGGATCATAAGATCCGAAGCCATCGAAGAGGAACAGGTCCCAATTAGCGACAGTATTGTCGTAAGTGGTAGCCAAAGTTTCCGTATCATGTTCACCAAGGTGGAGTGATTTACCACTCGCTGAGGACATCAGACCGAGTAGAGTGCGCCTGTTTGATTCTTCAAGAGCCAAATAACCGACCCGCTCTCCTTTTTGTAGTAGTGAAGTTGCAAGCTCCCTGCAGAATGAGGACTTTCCAACGCCGCTTCCTGCAGTGATAGTTGTAAGCTCTCCATATCTAATGCCATGGAGTAGCTTGTTGAGTCCATTGTAGGGATAGTCATGGTCATTGGGTGGGTTTGGTGTGAGGATTAGATTTCGGAGAGATCTCCCATCAACAATTCCATCCGGACGATATTCTTTTGTATCCCAGATGGCACGGGTGAGCGCTTCAACATCTCCTGCTTGTAAGCAGTCAGAAGCATCCTTGTAATTTGCAAGGATTGATAGTTTAACCTTGCCAGGAGGGAGGACAGAAGCAGCATCAGACGCAGCCTTACGCCCAGCATCATCATTGTCAAAGAAGAGAACAATCTCTTCATAACCTTGTAAGAACTGGATGTTGTTCTGGATTGCTCGTTTCGCACCCGCCGCACCGTTTGGGAGACTGACAAATTGCCATGTTGGTTGAATCTGAGCACAGCTTGCTGCGTCAAGTTCGCCCTCCGTAATGACAAGTCGTTTGCCCGTGGATGGGCATAGATGTTGTCCAAAGAATGATCCATCTAGTTTGCCTTCAACGTGAAAGTTCTTGTCTTTGTCTCTTACTTTTGCCGCAATGACTTTGCCAGTGCTGTCGCAATAATGGAATCGTAGTTGCTCTCCATCTTTGTGAATTCGGAATTTAGCACAGGTACGTTCAGATAGTCCTCTGCCCCGAAGGCGAACAGGGTATCCTCGCAATACGTTTGATTCCATTCCATGTTGTCGTAGTAGTCCAGGTTGTACATCTGGGGTGGATGAGTGTGAAGATGTGTAGGTGTTACAGCTAAAGCAATATGTATGACCATCATCATATACAGCCAGCGCATCACTGCTTCCGCAGTCTGGACAGGATGTATGTTCTAAGAATTCACTAACCAGTCCTTCGGTATCTCCCGATAAGAGCTCCAAAGGATCCCGTGTTTGGTGCACCATTGTGCGTAAGTTGTTTTACTTTTTTTACTGATTTTATTATAAGGAGCCTGGAAGACCATACGAATATCAAGCTCGGGATTCTGTTTCATAACAGCGAGCATCTTGCGTCGATCCTCAGGCTCCCAAAGACCCTTACATTCTAACATAATACCATTCGGTAGAATGAAGTCAGGAATGTAGTTATGTTCAATAACATAAGGGACCTTTGTAGTTTCATATTCAAATGGTATGTCCAGGCTAGTCATAAGATCAGCAACCTTGCTTTCTAGCCCGGAGCGATAAGCCATCAGAAGTCGTCGTCAACCTCTGGTACTTTTTGTTCACCAACGACAAAGCCATCAGTTTCACCAAACAGTTTAGCAGTATCTACAGGTGCTGCACTACCGCTGGTGCCAGCTTCAGAACCGAGATCAACTACTTGAACACCGAGCAGCTTGAGGCTCGTGCCGTATGTTTGATCAGGGAGAATGTATGGCTTTTGGAAGAACGCAAGCTTAACTTTAGCTCCGCCAAAGAGCGGGAATTCTTCATCAATAATTTCAGTACCCTTAGTATCAACGACACCGGGTTTAGTTTCATTGTTCCAGCTGAACTTAACTTTGTACTTACCTTCTGCTACCTCTTCCCAAGGCTCAGGCTTGCATACAGCACGCTTGGGATTAGTGACCTTAGTAAGACACCAATCAATGAGCTTAGGACGATCAACAGCAAGGGTTTGCAACATGTTCTCATCAATGATAGCAGTAAGGGAATACCCATACTTGCTTTCTTTCATTACGGCTTGGTAGCCTTCGAGAACAACAGGTTCAGCAGTTTGCCGAATGTCTTCGGGCTTACAACGGAGGGAGGTGGCCATGAGTGTGATTAACAGAAAAAATAGGTTGATTCAATAACCGATTCAGGTTCTAGCGTACCAATAATCGGAGGTTCAGTCTCTGCTCCAATTTGTTGAGCAAAGTCAGTAAGGTAATCATTGTCTGCAAAGAGATACATGTAAGTTTCTCTTACTAGAGCAGACAGAATAGACATGTCAGTAGCACGACACAATACAGAGTCATGAATGACAGAGAAAGGTGCATCAAATCGTTGGAATGCTAGATGTAATAGACTAGCA